CTTGACCAGTTCTAAGAACTGCTCAGGTTTATCTTGTACCGACTCCAGTAGATGAACGGGGAGACCCGTTACCTCTATATGGTTTCGGAAGTGACGCTTAGCAAATTCGGTAGAACCGTTTTCACTTTGCGTACACTTAGAGAGTGATATGGAAACTCCGAGTCTACGGATCGTATCCGTGTACAACTCGTACACTTCTTTCGAAGAGTCGAGTGTGTCGTCGCCTAGTATAAGATATTTATAGGATTTTAATCCTAACTTATACGCACACCATTGCTTTACAGCGTGGTGGCAAAGCGTTGACACCGGCCATGAGCTTAACAAGCCCATGGGGTTGCCACAAGTGTACCTTACATCGCCCATAGGGTGATGGAAGGTTCTATTTGAGACAATTTGTTCCCATAACCTACTATGAGTGTCACTATATGCTGCACTAAGCAGGCAAACTTCGAGTTTTCTCGGAAATCTGTCTGTAAACGCAGTCATATCTGAACTGTATAGGTTAGTACCTAAACCTTTAACAAGTTTAGGAATATCACTTTGTCTATAGGTCACATCACTTGGTAATCTACTTAGTGCTTTCATCATGCTTGCATGAATTGATTGCAACGAAGTATTTGACCACCAGTCTGCTATAGCGATAACTCGTGTTTTACACGCTTTATCACTTAACAGAACTAGTTTAGAAGACTTAAAGTCTCCTGAATGTGATTTGTAAGAGTTCATATCAATGTTTGGTGAAGTTAACTTCATCATTTCATTGATACTCTCAAGCAGCAAAGGCTCTTTCCGCAAAGCGGTTAGGTCTTTAATTGCTGAGATTGTAGCAGGGCCATTCGGACCAGCTTTGTTACTCATTACAAGTTGTGATGGAACAAGCCGAGGAATTAACCTCAGTTTGTCCCAAGATCGGATAAATGTGGATATCTCATCTATCAGACTTTCGTCTGCAGATGAGGGATCTACAATAGTATCGATTTTGTACTCAGGTTTGGATCTAAAAGATTCAATTATCCTAAATACAAACATCGAATATCTGATTTCATAGACATCATCCAACTTCGGTTTAAGGAAGTTTATTACTTTCG